CCAAAGATACAACGAATAACCTATGAGGAGGTTGTTGATGGTCAAAGACCTATACAAACAAAAAAGGTCCTTGGAGTTGAAGTGGCAGCTGGAGTATGAGCAAGAAGGCAAATATACTCTAGACATGGTTAGAATTGATAATGCGATTAAAGACACTATCAATGAGATCAAGCTCGAAGAATCTAAAATTGCAAATAGAGAAAATGCAATTATTGATGCTGCCCCAGAAGTTTCTGTAGCTACTTAATCAAAAGCTACATCGCTGAAATCGTACATTTCCCGTAGGATCTCTTGCACTCTACTAAAAATTCATATATAATTTAATCACTATACATTATAATAATGCTTTAAGTGTAGACGCGTATAGTCGACACACCCTAGGTGACTACATTTAAAATATTCTAGGAGGATATTATGGCGACAACTACATTTTCGGGACCGATAAAAGCGGGAACGATTTCAAATACAACTGGAACAACACTTGGTTCTAATGTGAAAAACACAGGACAAGTGGTAATGGCACAGACGTTTTCAACAGGAACTACTCTTGCGGGTGGGGCTTCTGCTGCAAACTCTACTACTGTCGTTATTCCAGCTAACTCACAAATCATTGACATAGTCCTTGATAAACCTACAGTAATGGGAAATGCTACATGTGTTTTCAGTATTGGAGATACAGTTGGTGGGAACACTTCTTTACTCAACTCATATTCAGTGACAGTTGCTTCAGGAGTTGGAAGAGCATATCCAACAACAGAAGCTGGCGGTGCATTGGCTTGGGCTGACGTAGGAACTGCAGACCTAAAACTGACGTGGACGAGTACTGGTGCAACTGATGCCGGTGAAATTAGAGCTACTATTTTGTACCAACAAAATATTAACTTAAGCTAGTAAATAATTAAAGTGCTCCTTCGGGAGCACTTTTTAAGGAGAAAATTATGGGTACACAATTATCAGATGTTAAAGCTTCTATTGAATTAACATCTACGGGTGAATTACAAGGAAGCATAGGTGGTTCTTCTGTAGATTTAGGACCATGTAGAATTATAAGTATTAATGCACATTTAACTGGCGCAGATGGTGAAATAACTATTCACGACAATACTTCTGCTACGGGCGTTATTAAAATTCATCTTAAAGGTGGAAGTGCGAGTAATGATACTTTAAATTTTAATTTTGGTGGTAACGGAGTTAAGTTTGATACTGCACCTTACGTAACATTATCAGCTATAGATTCATTTACAGCCTATTACGCGTAAGGAGTTTAAATGGCTAATACCACTTCCGGCTCTTATGTTTTTGATAAGAACCTAGGCATAGACGAGATTATAGAAGATGCATACGAACGTATTGGTATGCAAGGGGTTTCTGGTTACCAATTAAAAACAGCAAAAAGATCTTTAAATATTTTATTTTCTGAATGGGGTAATAGAGGACTTCAGTTTTGGGAAGTAAAAAATCAAAACGTTCAATTAGTAGAGGACCAAGCAACTTATACTTTTTATCGTTCTCCTGCAGACGGTGCGTCTGAAGGAATTGCAACTACATTAACTGCAGGTATTAATGCAAGCGTTACGACAGTTCCTGTGGCTGACGTTACAGGTATGCCTACAACTGGCGGAATTATAACTATTAATAGTGAACAGATTACATACAGTGGAATATCAACTTTAGATTTAACAGGCTGTGTAAGAGGCGTAAACGGAAGTACGGCTGCTACTCATAGTACAAGTGATGCAGTTACTCAATTTCCAAATGGAATGACAGATATACAAGAAGCCGACTATAGAGTTAAGGCTACTTCGGTTGATACTCCAATGACAAAAATTAGCAGATCACAGTACCAAGGCTTTTCAAATAAAACTGCTACTGGTTTACCTACTCAATACTGGGTTCAAAGATTTATAGATAAAGTTACTATGACTTTATACTTAACTCCAGGTGCAGCTCAAGATGGAAACTTTATTAATTTTTATTACACAAAAAGAATAGATGATGTCGGTGCTTATACAAATGCATCTGATGTACCTTATAGATTTATACCTTGTATGATTGCAGGGCTCTCTTATTATTTATCAGTTAAATATGCTCCACAAAGAACACAAGAATTAAAAATGTTATATGAAGATGAATTATTAAGAGCAGAAGATGAAGATGGTTCTTCTAACTCTACTTATATATCACCTAAAATTTACTATCCGGGGATTGCTTAATGACTACTTTTTCGCAAGGTAAATATGCATTAGCAATATCTGATAGATCAGGTATGGCTTTTCCATATAATGAAATGGTTAGAGAATGGACCGGTGCTTTTGTACATAATTCAGAATATGAACCTAAACAACCACAATTAGATCCAAAACCTACAAGTGCTGATCCACAAGCTTTACAAAGAGCAAGACCAGCTAGAACAGAATTTGCAACACAAGATTTTTTACCGGCTAATCCTTTTACGACTGCAGGAAGTACAACTCTAACAGTTTCATTTCCATTTAGTAGATATTCAGTTAATGATGTCTTAAGATTTACTGCAGTTAAAGAACCTGTTGGTGGAGTCTCTGTTGATGCGTTTCAATTACAAACAACTTTAAACGGAAACATTACAGATAGTGCTACTACAATTACATTAACTGATGGATCAAATTTTCCAACATCAGGATTTATTATGATTGAAAAAGTTTGGAGTCAGGCTGATTTAGATGCTGGTACAATTACTAATCCTTTATTGGTGGGTAGATATCAAAATGAAGTTATTCAATATACTGGAAGATCGACACATGATTTAACTGGATGTACAAGAGGTACTTCTTCACTTTATCGAGGGTATACTCCCCCATCTACAACAGCAGGTGCACATAATTCCGGAGCCACGGTCTATGGATCATTTAAAGTTGCTTCTTTGATCGAGACAAGTTATGTTAATGATGCTAACACAACTATTACAGAAAAAAATAGTTTTACAATAACGTTGCCAAGTGCTGCAACAGGCACTGCAACAGGAGGAGGATTTAACTGTGTGGTTAGTCCTCTTAACATAGAGAGTTTATAATGGCAGGATACACACTTTCAGCATTAGAAGCTGACATTAGAGATTACGCAGAAGTAGATAGTACTGTTTTTAGTGGTGCTGTTCTAGGCAGATTTATAGAAAATGCAGAATTTAGAATTAATCAAGAACTGCCTATGGATTCAGCTAGATATGTTTCTGAAGGGACATTAGTAGCAGATGATAATACTATAAATTCGCCAGGTAAAGGCACTAAAGGTGATACTGGAGCTCTATTTATTAGAGGTGTTGAAGTTTTTACTAGTACAGCTAACACTCAGGGCGCTGGTACTTGGCTAGAGAAAAAAGATCAAACTTATTTATCAGAGTATACTGATAGGCTAACTGGGCCAGAAGGAAATTTAACAGCTCAAGATGTTACAGGATTTCCTAAGTACTATGCCATGTTTGGCGGTGCCACAGGGGATGGTGATACTACTTCAGGAGGGCTTTATATAGCCCCTACACCTGATGCTAATTATCTGTATAGGATATATTACAATATGATACCTGCAGGATTAGGGACTAAAACCTCTGGGACTTATTTAAGTAAGTACTTCCCACAAGGGCTATTATATGCCTGCTTGGTAGAAGCATTTAGTTATTTAAAAGGTCCAATGGATGTCTTGACATTATATGAAAATAAATATAAAAATGCAGTACAACAGTTTGCAGGAATGCAACTAGGTAGACGAAGACGAGACGACTACACTGATGGAACAGTCAGAATACCAGTTAAGTCACCGTCACCATAAATTGAGGAGAAAATATTATGGCAATAACATCGGCAATATGTAACAGCTTTAAAAACGAAATTTTAAAAGCCGTTCATAACTTTACAGCGTCTACAGGTAATACTTTTAAAATTGCACTTTTCACAAGTTCAGCAACTTTAAGTGCATCGACTACAGCTTATTCAAGTTCAAACGAAATTACAAACTCATCTGGAACAGCTTACACAGCTGGCGGAAAAGCATTAACAAGTGTGACTCCATCTTTGGATTCTTCAACAGCTTGTTGTGACTTTGATGATATATCTTGGACGTCTGCGTCTTTCACAGCGAATGGATGTTTAATTTATAATGATACTGCATCTGGAGATCCTTCAGTTTGTGCAGTTGCATTTGGTGGAGACAAAGCAGTTTCATCTGGAACTTTCACAATTCAATTCCCTGCTAAAGCAGCGACAACAGCTATAGTTAGAATAGCATAAGGAGGTAAATCCTTATGGCATCTATCTGGGGTGGAGATAGTCCTTCAGTAGCCTGGGGAGATAACTCTTGGCAATCTAATACTGTTACACTTACTTTAACCGGTCAATCAGCAACAACATCATTAGGAACACCTCTTTCTTTTCCCGAAGCAGGATGGAGTTCGGATACATGGGGAACTGAGAACTGGGGAGAATCAGGTTTAGGGGTAACACTTACAGGTGTATCAGCCACAACTTCTTTAGGAACTTTAGATTATGCCGCAGCCACTGATGGTTGGGGTAGATATAAATGGGGTAACTTAGGTTGGGGTGTTGACTACTCTGTTCTATTAACTGGTTTACAAGCAACATCTGCAATAGGAGCAGCAGGAGTTCAATTCCTTATTGAACTTACTGCACCGACAGGTTTAACATCTGCAGTCGGAACACCGGACCCACAAATTATAGTACCAATTACCGCACCGTCAGCAATGACTGCTTCTGTTGGAGATACAGTAGAAGCACCAAACGCTGGTTGGGGTAGAGACGCGTGGGGAGCAGAACCTTGGAATGATTCTGACGAACCAGTTATTACTTTAGTAGGTTTAGAAGCAACCACTGCAGTCGGATCAGTTACCGCGTTCCCTGAATCAGGATGGGGTAGAGATACTTGGGGATTTGAGAACTGGGGTGAATCTGCACATACTGTAATAGTAGATGTTAGTTCTAGTGGAGTTGCAACGACTTCTGTTGGAGCAATTACTCCAACTGAAATGTCTATTGGTCTAACGGGTCAATCAGCAACAACAGCGGTCGGAACACCTGGATTATTATATGGCCCTGGCGATTTAAGTTTAACTGGTGTTTCAGCAACAGCAAGTGTTGGATCATTAGCTTATGAAATAGGTGTACCATTAACAGGAGTAGCTGCGACATCTTCTGTGGGAACACCAACAGTAGAAATAGGGGTTCCTGTAACAGGAGTAAGTGCTACAGCGGGTGTTGGTTCAGTTGAAGTAACTGAAACTCAACTTATCGATCTTACTGGTATGAGTGTAACTGCGTCAGTAGGGGCAATTATCCCAGCAATAGGAGTACCTTTAACAGGCGTATCAGCAACAGCTTCTGTAGGAGCTATCGCACCTTCTGATGTTGTAGGATTAACTGGTCAAGAAGCAACGGCAGAATTAGGTACAACAGGGTTTGGAACAATAGGATATAAAAACATTGACATCACCGGCTACACGGAGTATACAGACATAAATCACGCTGCGTAGGAGAAAAAAATTATGGCATCAACATACACACCTTTAGGGGTAGAACTTATGGCAACTGGCGAAAACGCCGGTACATGGGGAACAAAAACAAATACGAATTTACAAATTGGCGAACAGATATCTAGTGGATATGTTGTTCAAACTTTAAACGCTGCAGGAGCTGGAGCGAACACAACTACATTAGCTGTTTCAGATGGTTCCACAGGAGCTACTCTCGCAACTAGAATAATTGTTCTGGGTGCAGAATCAGCACAAGCAATCACAGGGAATAAAGTTGTAACAATTCCTATCGATGTAGAAAACTGGTACTTAGTAAAAAATAGTACTTCTGGTGCTTATACAGTTCAATTTAAATATGTTACTGGTTCAGGCGGAAGTGTAACTTGGGGAACAACTGATAAAGATTGGAAACTAATTTATGCATCAGCTAATGATGGTACTAACCCAGATATTATTGATGTTGGATTAACTACAGCAGCAAATGCACAAACTTTAACAAATAAAACTTTAACAAGTCCTGCAATCGGAACATCTATTTTAGATACAAGTGGAAACGAGTTAGCTTTATTAACAGCAACTGGTTCTGCAGTTAACGAATTTACAATTGCAAACGCAGCTACTGGAAGCGGACCTACTCTTTCATCTACTGGTGGTGATTCAAATATTGACATTAACGTAACTCCAAAAGGAACTGGGGACGTTGTTCTTGCGGGTGACACTGTAAAAGTTGGAGACTCAGGAGCAGCAGCTATATTAACTTCAAACGGCGCTGGAACACTGACACTAACTACTGGTGGTGCAACTGACCTAGTTTTAAGTACAAATAGTGGAACTAACTCAGGAACAGTTACTATCACAGATGGAGCAAATGGAGACATGACGATCGCTCCTAACGGTTATGGTAGAGCAACTATCGACGGTCAAGGTAAAATTGAAAGTCTTGCAGAAAAAGTTACAACTGAAGCAACAGCTGCTACTGGAACTAAAAATTACGATGTATTAACTCAAGCAGTTTGGTATTACACTTCTGATGCTTCAGGAGACTGGACTTTAAATATAAGAGGTGATGGTTCTACAGCATTAAACACTATTATGGATGACGGTGAAGCTATTACAATTGCTCATTTAGTAACTATAGGCAGTTCTGAATATATGAATAGTGCTGTTCAAATTGATGGTTCAGGTGTAACTCCTGAATGGCAAGGCGGTTCAGCCCCAACTGAAGGAAATACAAACTCAATTGACTCTTATATTTACACTGTTATTAAAACGTCAGATGCTACATTCAAAGTTTTAGCATCTATAACGCAGTACGCATAATAGGAGATAAATAAAATGCCTTTATTAACAACAAGAGGCGCAGCATCCGCAAGAGGTTTTGGTAGTAACCAAGGTGGACGTAGCCCTTACACAATAACTTATTTAGTTGCCGCAGGTGGCGGTGGAGGATCTGGACAGTCTGGGGGATCAGGCGGTGGCGGAGGCCTTGTAACCACAACTCTTGAAGTTGATCCTGACGCAACTTTTTCAACAACAATTGGTTCCGGCGGAGGATCTGGCGGAGGATCAAGAGGTTCTAATGGATCTAATAGTTCCTTTGGCCCTGTCCCCACAACAGGTGGTGGAACAGGTGGAAGAGAAGGTTCCAGAAATGGATCTCCAGGAGGATCTGGTGGTGGCTCTACAGACTCATCTCCACAATCGGGTGGTTCAGGTGTTCCAGGACAAGGAAACCCAGGAGCAAGTGGATCTGGTGGTGGCGGTAAAAACGCTGCAGGATCAGGATCAAATGGAGGAGCAGGTTATCCTACATCTCTTTCAGGTAGCCCAGTAACATATTCAGGAGGCGGACAAGGTAATGGTCACGGTGGCGGTGGTCCCGGAGGATCCGGAGGCGGCGGCACAAACACAGGAACTGGCGGCGGCGGAAGACACAACAGTTCAAGTAACTCAGGAGGACCCGGTATTGTTCTTGTATCATATCCAGGATCTCAAGTTGGATTAGGTGGAAACAGTATTACATCATCTGGTGGTAATACTATTCATAAATTTACAGGACCAGGGACATATACGGCGTAATCATGGCAGACTTTGCAGAAATAAAAACATCAGACAACATAGTATTAAGAAGTGTTGTAATTAACGACTCTGACATTGCAGGTAAAACTGAAGCAGAAGCAGAAGCTTGGGTTGCTGCAAACATACCTAATGATTCAAGTCACGAAGGAGAATATCCAGAAACTTATTGGAAACGGAATTTTTTAGATGCAGAAGGAGAGGCTGAAAAAAGATTCAATGGTGCAGGTCCTGATATGTTTTTTGATAGTAGCGCTAATGCTTATTATTTCACAGAGCACCAACTTCCAAGTTGGACTTTAAACACTTCAAACTATCAATGGGAAGCTCCTCAAGCTAGACCTTCAGACAGTACAGTATCTGCGAATGAAGTTATTGTTTGGAATGAAGATAATTTAAGATGGGAAAAAAGAGAAACAACTGACCTAAACGGTACTCATTATTGGGATGATTCTCAATGGGTTGCTATCTAACCTAAAATAATATAAATAATTCCTAGAATGGAATTAGAGTGTTGTTATAGGGTATTTAATAATATTTTACCTAAAACTTTTTGTGATGAAGTTATTGATTATGTTAAACAAAAACATAAGCTAGATAGAGCAATAACTTTAATTGAACAAAACAATCCAACTAGCAAAGAAGCCAAAGCTAAAAGTTCATCAATTAGAAAATCAAATATAAAATTTATAAACCCTCCTTGGATTACAAATGAATTAAAAGGAGTTGTAGCTATTGCTAATCAAGAAGGTAATTGGAACTATCAATATTCCGATAACGAAGATATTCAATTTACAGAATATGGAAAAAATCAACATTATGGTTTTCATTGCGATCAATTTTCAACTCCCTTTGAAAAGGGAAGATTAAAAGGATTAATAAGAAAAATATCTATGTCTGTTAATCTAACAGATTCTAGTAAGTATAAAGGAGGAGAGTTTTTATTTAGAATACCTGCTGGTGATGGAGAGTATAAGACAATAAGTCCAGAAGGATTTAAAGAAAAAGGAAGTATTGTAGTTTTTCCATCATTTGTTATACATACAGTTAAACCAATAACGAAAGGAAAAAGAAATTCATTAGTCATGTGGACATGTGGTAATTCTTTTATTTAGAATGATTAAATTAAAAATAGAGAATTTTAAAAACAATAAAAAAGAACTTTTACGTTTGTATAAAGAAACACCTGAAGCCAACGTAAAACAAAACAGTGTTATTAAAACAGACTCAGTGCTAGAAAAAAATGTACCAAGATATTATTCAGATTTTTTCTTTAATACTGTAATATCAAATGCATTAACTAAGTTTACATCTAATTCTAGACATCAAAAAGCAGAAGTTTTAAGATTTTATAAAGCATCTTTATCTAAAGATAGTTATATTGAATGGCATGTTGGTTCAGATCAAGGTCAATATGAATGTTTTGTTGGTGTAGATACAAAAGGAATTAACATAGATTATTATGATCATACACTTTGTGAAAATAAAACTTTTGAATTATTTGAAGGAGAGATTTTATTTATACCAACTCATATTCCTAGAGCAATTCAAAAAGTAACAAGTAATACTAAACTTATAATCCTTTATTTAAATATCCATGAATACATTCATCAAAAATAGTTATGTCGTTATACCAAATGTAATAGGTGAAGAACTAACTTCTTTTCTGTTTGAATATTTAAAAAATAAAAGAGAAGTTTATGAGTATTTAAATAATATTCAATTTATCTCTCCTTTTAATACAATTTTTGGATTTAAAAATGATCAACAAATACCAAATACATACGCTCAGTATGGAGACATAGCTTTAGACATATTATTACCTTTTATAAAAGAAAAGGTAGAAAAGGAAGTGCGGTCAGAACTTGTAGAAAATTATACCTATGCAAGATTATACAAAAGATACGATACTTTAGTAAAACATAAGGATAGAATATCATGTGAGATATCAGGTACAATGGCTTTAGGAGGGGATCCTTGGTCTATATATTTAAAAAATAAAAAAAGAAAAACAATAAAAGTAGATTTAAATCCAGGAGATATATTACTTTATAAAGGATGTGATGTAGAACATTGGAGAGATCCTTTTGAAGGAACTTTATGTGCTCAAGTGTTTTTACATTATAATGAACGAAACAACGAAACTGTAAATACAAAATTTGACGGAAGAGCTATGTTAGGTATACCACATGAAACAAAAAATATATGAAATGTCTCTTCATTCACCCGGGTCACGATGGTTCAATAACAATTGTTGTAGACAAAAAAATTATTGTACATCATCAAATAGACAGATTTAATCGACTAAAGCATTCAGCATTACCTAGTCATGCTCTGTTACATCGTATTCAAAAACTAAATATAGTTTTTGATTTAATTTATATTACTTTTTTAGATGAAGATAATTGTACGTTAATATGGCTTAAATTTTTAAAACAATATAATTTAATTAAAGAGGCTAAAATTGAGTATAGTATGCAACATCATAAATACCATGCTTATACAACCTTGTTTACTACCGGGGCTAAAGACGTTTTTGTGTTTGATAGAGCGGGGGCTAATTTAAATAACCAAGTAGAACAAGAAAGTTTTTACAAAGATATGAAGTTATTACATACTAATTTTAAGTCTTCTACCTATAAAGGATTAGGCTGGCAATATACAGATGTTACAGAAAAATTAGGTTTTGGAGAACATGGAGATGCTAAAACAATGGCATACGCAGATCACAATCAACAGGCAGAAGAAGCTCAAAATAAATTTGAAAAAGATTCTTTTAAATTAATTACATCAGTATTTAAGGACGAAGTAGGATTAGGGGGCGGTTGTACACAAAATGTACTTAACAATACTAAACTTAATAATTACTTAAAAGTAAAAGCCTGTCCTTTTAATGGAGACTTTGGCATATCTCTAGGTGCAGCTAATGCTTATTTTAATAATACCTTAGAATCTTTTCAAAATATAAATATGGGTTTTGATTTAGAGTATAACCATGGTTTTAAAATACATTCTGTATTCCCTGAAGAAGTTGCAAGAATATTACAAAAAGATGTAGTGGCAATTATGCAGGGTCCTTCTGAACAGGGACAAAGGGGACTAGGCTTTAGATCATTATTAGCTAATCCGTTAGATCCTAAATGTAAAGATAAAATTAATGCTATAAAAAAACGAGAATGGTTTCGACCTTTTGCATGCTCTATTCTACACGAACACGGTGAAAATTATTTAGAAGATTATTTTTATTCTCCATACATGATGTACGTATTTAAATGTAAATCACAAGACATGGTAAATGTTTGTTCTAAATCAAATACAACCAGAGCTCAATCTGTTAAAGAAGGGCATTACTATGACTTAATGAAATCTTTTTATAACATAACCAATTGTCCTTTTGTTTTAAATACTAGTTTAAATTTACCCGGACATGTTTTAGTTGAAACTTTCGATGATTTAAGATATATGCTTACTCAAGTTCCATTGAAATATGTGTACTTACCAGAAATTAAAAAGATTATAATAAATGAAAACAGATAAAATATTAATTGTAGGAGGTGGATCTGCAGGGTGGATGACTGCGGCTACTCTTATTAGTAAATTTCCAAATAAAGATATTACTCTTGTCGAACATCCGGAAATTAAATCAATTGGTGTTGGAGAAAGTACACTAGGTCAAATAAGACAATGGTTTAATTTTATTGGAATACATGAATCAGAATTTTTAAAAGAAACAGATGGTATTATAAAATTATCAATTAAGTTTACAGACTTTTATAAAAAAGGAGAAAGTTTTCATTATCCTTTTGGTGCACCCCAACTAGAAGGCAACTTGTTTGAAACTAATGACTGGTGGTTTAAAAAGATCGCAGATCCCAGTACTCCTAACTCTAGTTTTGCAGAAACAATGTACCCAGTTATGAGTATGATTAATCAAAATAAATTTGCTTTGAAATCTCAAGTTGATTTAGGTTTTGACTATCAAGGAGCATCAGCAGTGCATTTTGATGCTATTAAGTTTGCAAATTGGTTAAGGGACAGTTTCTGTATACCTAAAGGTGTAAAACATAAATTAGTTAAGATAAAAGATATACAAGGTAATCAAGAAGAGGGGATTAAACATGTAGATGGTTTAACTGCTGATTTATATATTGATTGCACTGGCTCTCATGCTGCTTTAATAGGTGCGTTAAATCATGGTTGGTATAATTATAGAGACATACTACCTAACAACAGAGCTATAGCCACACAAATACCATACAAGAATAGAGAAAAAGAAATAGTACCCTATACTGAATGCACTGCAGTAGAAAATGGTTGGGTATGGAATATACCACTATGGTCTAGAAGAGGATGTGGTTTTGTTTATTCAGATGACTTTATGACAAAACATGAGGCAGATGCTTGGTTTAGAGATTATTTAAAAGATGATAGTTTAAAGTTTAAACACATAGAATTTCCAGTAGGTATACAAAGTAAACTTTGGGCTAAAAACTGTGTAGCCATTGGTATGTCGGCTGGTTTTATAGAACCATTAGAATCTAGTGGTTTGTTTACTGTACATGAATTTTTAGTAAAACTTTGTAGAGAACTAGAATCTGATTATATTACCGACATAAATAGATCTAATTTTAATTATAGTTGTCATTTACAATTTAGAGAGCTTGGAGAATTTGTATCTTCCCATTATGCTTTATCTAAAAGAGATGATAGCAAGTATTGGAGATTTTTAACTCAAAATAGAGATTATAATACTATTGGTTTAGAAGACGCTACCATATATCCTTTTTATGGTTTAAAAAAATATCTATATGACAGAAATAGAAACAATATCTATCCCCATAATGAAGGGATATCTTGCATTGCAGCGGGAATGAACTTTGCACCCGTTGATAGACATACAGTACAATATGAAAACAACGCGCCTACACTAAATACTTATCTTGAAGCATGGAAACCAGGTATACAACGACTAGATGAGAGAAAGAACCAATGGGATAGTATTAGTAAAAACTATCCTTCTTACTATGATTGGTTAAAGGACAGGTTTTATGAGAATAGTTAATGGAATTATTATACAAAGTATAAAAGAACATAAAGAAATAAAACAAGAATTACTTAAAAGAATATCTAAAGCAGTATCTGGTCCTCACAAAACAGTTAGTATAACTGATTGGCATAAAGACAACTTAACTCCACGAACCTACTTTACAGATATATTAGAACCTTTAATTAGACACTACTATAATAACATTAAAGAACATTACTATAAAAATTTTAAAGAAGAAGTTGAATTAATTATAGATAATTTTTGGTTTCAAAAATACAAAAAAAATTCTAGTCATAAATGGCATACTCATCCTAATGCAAATTTTGGAAATGTTTATTACGTAGAATTACCTGATAATAAATATGCAACTAAATTTTTAAATATGAAAAATATTTATGTTAAAGAAGGAGATCTAGTAACTTTCCCAGCTTTCTTTGCACATACTTCACCTATTAATTTAGACGATAAACAAAAAACAATTATTTCTTTTAACACTAACTTTCGCATAGATTAATGATTAATGAATTTGAATATTTATTTGCTACACCAATAGGCATCTATAAATTAGATGAAGATTTAAAAGTTTTAAGTAAGTTTGCCTATAATCAAACTTCAAACAGATCTATTAGTAATAGAGGCGGAATACAAACAGATGATCTAAATGTAAAAGATAAAGCTATAAAACCATTATGTAAAAAAATATTAGAAGCTGGTAAATCTTACGCTAAACAACTTCGACTTACAGACAACATATTTATAGAAAACATTTGGGTAAATATAAATAAAAAACATAATTTTAATGTAGAGCATACCCATCCTTTCAGCTTAATCTCTGGTACTTTTTATGTGAAAACTAATAAAGACACAGGAAATATTGTTTTTGCTAATCCTAATGTAGCTATGGAAGGTTATGTTAAAAAAGAATATGTTAAAGAACATAATCAATTAAACTCTAATGTCTGGTGGTATACCCCACAAGACAATGTACTTATACTTTTTCCGTCTTGGTTAAAGCATCAGGTAGAACCTAATCAAAGTGAGGAAGATAGAATATCTATATCTTTTAATATTAATGCTATTTCCTAATTTATCTATAAACAATTTTTTTGAAGACCCAGATAATATATTAGATTTAGCAAATACTGTAGATTACTTTCCAAGTCATACAGGTAGCTATCCAGGAGTTAGATCAAGACCTTTACATTTAATTGATCCTGAATTATTTCATAAATTTACTAATGCTATTTTTGCTAACTTCTACAATTATGGAACAGATATAAAATATAATGCTTTAGTTAACTTTCATAAAATAACTCCTTTTTCAAAAAATAAAAAAGACATTAGAAACCAAGGTTGGATTCACTATGATTCTGCAGTTTTAGCAGGTTTAATTTATTTAAATAAACAGGCTGATTTAGATACAGGAACAAGTTTATATGTACCAAAAGGCAAACTAAAACATGATTGGTCTAAAGGAGAAGATTTAAAAGTAAATCTTTATTTAAATGGTTCTTATAATCAGAAAGCTTATGAAAAAGAAATGGAGAGTACAAATAATAAGTTTATTAAAGCAATAGAATTTAACAATATATTTAATACATTTATATGTTATGACGGTCAAAACTATCACAAAATTAATAACATGAATATAGGAACTGGTGAAGATAGACTGACTCTTGTATTTTTTATAAAGGATGTTACAGTAGATGGTGCACCTATAAACAGAGTGAAAGAAGCGTTTAATGAAAAAAGCCATATTTAATCAAATAGAAAAAGCGGTGTATGATAATAAACTGTTTTATAAACAAAGGTTTATAGACCTACAAGATCAGATTAATTTAAATCTTATACCAGAAATTTTAAATAATTATGAAAGATTGAACTCTATTAAAACACCTTTACCTATAAATATTCATGATGTGTTTTCTCATACTTTTCAAATAAAAAAAGTAGAACAACATCCAGCAATTTTACCTTTACACAATATTATTACAGATAATATAAAAAAGTGTGATGTAGATAGAGCAGACGTGTTTGTGTCTTTTAAAAAGAACAGTGGGCCAAGTCATGTTGACCATGAAAACTCTTTAATTATGTCTGTATATAATAATACTATTTATCATTTCCCTGATGATAACACCACTATTTTAATGGAGCCTGGAGATATATTACTTGTACCGACAGGTAGAATTCATTTTGCATCTTCATACCAAGCAAGAATGGTATTGTCTTGGGGTTTATATAAGAAGTGATCCTAAACCGTTTTAAACAATATCTTACAAACGTAGAATATCCAACAAAACCTAGGGGTTGGAATATTGCTGGTATTTTAAAAAAAAGAAGTAATGAACATTTAAAATATGATGTAAGAGCAATGAGTGAAATTAATGATATGCTGGCTAAGCACATGTCTACTGCAAGTCAAGCTGATAAATTAGTCTTTGAAACTAAACACTACTGGCTAATCATTGACAATAAAGAACTAAAAGAATATGTCATTACTAAGAAATTAAAGATAGTTTATTTAGATAATATTATTAAAGATCTAAACACATGGACAATTGAAAAAGATGGATAATAAAGTAGCTTTTCAACACGATAACATACTACCTAATTTTAATTTATTATTACCACATCTTAATAAAATTAAATTACGTTCTCCTAAAGAGCATAATATACCTAATAATTCCTGGCCTGGAAAAAGAAGTTTTGAGTTATCTGCTACAGAACCTTTTTTGTTTTATCTAGTTATGAAATCTATACAGGACTTACAGCTACCTTTTTTATCTCCTGATATTGAAGTAGAAATGTATATGCATTTAAGAGAAAAGAAAGACTCTGTTAAAGATTGGATACATCGAGACAGTAGGCCAAATACTAAAGGGTTTGCTCCGCATTTTTCTGGCTTAATATATCTTAATCAAACAGACCCAACTTCTGGAACTTACTTATATGATGAACAAGAGAATATGGTAAATGATTTCAAATATGTACAGAATAGATTTGTAATGTTTTCATCAGCTTATTTACATAAAGGATATGGGCATTTTGGTAATAACTCTCAAAATGGGAGGACTACCTTAAACATTTTTATCAAAAATAGGTAGTATTAGATGAGTTGATATCCACGTTAGAGTGGAATATAATACTACCAAAAAATTAAAAACTATATATAATGGCCCATTATGCTACAGAAACTAGGCTTTATACCCGGATTCAACAAACAAGTCACACAAACAGGAGCCGAAGGGCAGTGGTATGCGGGTGACAATGTTCGTTTTAGATACGGGACTCCAGAAAAAATAGGCGGCTGGCAACAGTTAGGTAATTCGGCATTAACTGGTGCGGGACGTGCATTACACCATTGGGATAATGGTGCAGGAATCAAATACGCAGCCATAGGAACCAACAGAATTTTATATGCTTATTCAGGGGGAACTTACTACGATATTCACCCTATTAGAACTACCTTAACCGGAACAACATTTACAAGTACCTCTTCATCAACATCTGTTACAGTAACATGTACCGGGGCTCATGGTCTAATTGATGATGACATTGTTCTGTTTGATGCTGTCAGTGGAGTCACTGCAATAGGATCAACTTATACGGATGCAACTTTTGAAGATGAAAAATTTATGGTAACCTCGGTTCCTACATCTACTACTTTTACTATTACAATGGATACGGCCGAATCAGGGACACCTTTAACTACAAGTGATGGTAACACTGCTTCTGCATTATTGTATTACCATGTAGGCCCTTCTCAACAATTAGGTGGCTATGGTTGGGGTACAGCGAACTTTGGTGGAACTGCATCGGGTCCAGCGACAACTACTTTGGCGACAGCATTAACTAATACAACTACAACGGATATTGTATTAGCCAATTCTTCAGCTTTCCCTACTTCAGGAGAAATTAGAATTGGAACTGAAGACATTAGTTTTACAAATAATGATACCGGTACCAATACTTTAAGTGGGGGTGCGAGAGGAGTTAATGGAACAACAAAAGCAACACACCTTGCCGGTGTAACGGTAACAGACATTTCTTCTTATGTAGCATGGGGACAAGCTTCTTCTGCTGACTATACACTTGATCCTGGGTTATGGGTTTTTGATAACTATGGCTCAGTTTTAATTGCACTTATTTATAATGGAAAATGTTTTAAATGGGATTCAGCACCTACCAATGCAACCGCAGTAAGAGCGACTGTCTTAGCTAATGCTCCTACAAAATCTAGACATGTATTAGTATCTACTCCGGACAGACACTTAGTCTTTTTTGGAACAGAAACAACTGTTGGTGACGACACTACTCAAGATGATATGTTTATTAGATTCTCGGACCAAGAGAGTATTGATCAATCTGATTCCTATACAGTAACAGCAACCAATACCGCAGGTACACAGAGACTTGCCAATGGTTCTAAAATCATGGGAGCCGTTAAAGGTAGGGATGCTATTTATGTATGGACCGACACAGCACTATTTCTTATGCGATTTGTTGGAGCACCGTTTACGTTTGCCTTTGAGCCGGTGGGAACCAACTGTGGTTTATTAGGTAAGAACGCAAATGTAGAGGTTGATGGTACTGCATACTGGATGTCAGAGAATGGATTTTTTCAATATGATGGTCAACTTAAAACAGTACCTTGTTTAGTAGAGGACTACGTCTATGACGATATAAATACTACAGCAAGAGACCTTATTAATTGTGGACTAAACAATTTGTATGGAGAAATAAGCTGGTTCTATGCCCAGGATGGAGTAGATGTAATCGATAGAGTTGTGACCTATAACTATTTAGACTCTTCTCCCAAGAGACCTATCTGGACTACAGGTACTTTACCTAGAACAGCATGGTCTGATTCTTCGGTATTTGCTAAACCACATGCATGTTATTATACTACATCCGATAATGACTCGTTCGATGTTACTGGAAATACGGATGGAACTACTATATACTATGAACAGGAAACAGGGACCGATCAAATTGACGGAGCAGGAACTGTGACTGCGGTTATAGGTACTATTACTTCGGGTGATTTTGATATTACCCAGAAAAAAAGTACAACTGGGACTAGTGTAGGTATGCCCGATCTTAGAGGAGACGGAGAATTTATAATGAGAATAAGTAGGTTTATACCAGACTTTATTTCTCAATCAGGAAACACTCAAGTAAGTTTTACAACACGTACGTATCCAAATAGTTCAGGCGTCACTACTGATTTCAGTACTGACTCTTCAACGACTAAAAAAGACTGTCGAATAAGAGCAAGATCCATAGCTTTAAAAGTAGCTAATACAGCTCACAGTGAGGATTGGAAACTTGGCACATTCAGACTAGACATACATCCAGGAGGAAGAAGATAATGGCAAAGATCGTACAATCATTAACAAGAGCTGAACCAGAATACACTCAATCTAACTTACAATCATTAGTTAGAGATTTAGATGGTGTTATAATAAAATTAAATACTTCCTTTCAAGAAGAAGTGAAGCAAGAAATAGAAGCTAAGAGCTTCTTTTTGGAATAATGGGAGTAGTAAATCAATATAAAATGTATGGGGTAACCAGCACCAGTGCTGAGGGACCTATTAAGTTCTTTGGAACTACTTTAGTACCACCCGTAACCGGAGCGGCTACTCAAAACCCTTTAATTAACGAGACATATATTATTAAGTCTCTG